CTCCACGAGGTAACGGGCCAGTCCCGTCTTGCCCACGGACGCCGGTTCGCCGTTGTAGCCGCGGAACTGCATCAAGCCCTTGAAGTTGTCCAGTTGCTCCCAAGCAAGGTAGGGCTGGTCGACTTCGACGATGGGCATGATGTTGAATATCTCGCGATCCTTCGCAAGTCGGGGCATGAACTGTTGCGCGATCTCCGTGAGTTCGATACTTGTCGGATAAATCAGGTCAGCCATTGTTGTGCGCTCCCTCTCGTCAGTTCACAAGAGACGACCGCACAACGCGATCGCCTAGAAACATCACCCTTCTATCAAAGTCACGTACCGACGTTAGGCGGGAAGAATGATCACGCCGCTGGAACCGACCGCGCCCTCGATAATGCGCGCGCCCAGCACCGTCACGGCGTTTGCGTCCAAGCCGCCCGGATTGCCGGGGAAGGCAAGATCCTGAATGCGGAACGACCCGGCGAACGCAAGCGGGATCGTCAGTGTCGAGACATTGTTGTCGCCGAGGCCGAGGATGTTGCCGTTGGCGTCGGTGGAGCACGGGTAGCGCAAAATGCCGCGCGCGAGTTGCGAGCCGTCGCTGTTGCCGCTTGCGTACAGCGCGTACGTCCCGTTCGAGGGCGCGGTGCCGACCGTCGGGTGCGTCACACTGAGCGCGCCGCCCGCCGTGGTGTTCGTCGGGAAGGTGAAGGTCGCTTGGACGCCCGCCGCCTGTCGCGTGAGCACGAAGTCGGCCGGAGCGCCGCCACTGAGCGGTCCGCCCGCCACGTTATACAAAATCGGCGCGGGCTGGGCGGCATTGAAGGCCGCTTGCACATCGGCGGCGGCGGCGTTGAATGCAATCGTCGGGCTTGTGTTGACGCCGTCCGATGCCGTGTAGCCGCCACTCGTCAGCGCCGACACAACATGGAAGTGCTGGACGTCCACGACGCCGAGCAGCTCCCCGAGCACCGCGCCCGCCGGATAGACGGTACTCGGCTTTAGCGCCACGGGGACCTCGAGCAATTCCGGATCCGGGTACAAGGGCTGGACAATCTTGTTGCCGTATGTCTGGTACGGGGTGAGCGGCATTGCGTGTACTCCTTTGCGGTTGGCTCCGCTGGTTTGTCTAACTCCTCAGTTCCCTTCGAAGGCGTGGGAAGCGGCGGTACGCCGCATTACACTACTTGCCGTTCCGCTCCTGCAGAATCGTGCGTCCCGTGGGCGTGTGCGCCATGAGGTCGTCGATGCGAGTCTGATCGGGCTTCTTGTTCTTGGAGTTGGCGTCCGTCTTGAGGCGGTTCGCCATCTCAATGAGATCCGGGTGATCCTTGAGCAGCTCCTGCGTCATGAAGTGAACGGGCATCTCCTCGAAGAGGGCTTCCAGTTCCGTGACGCGGCTACCGGCCTTGCCGTCGTCGAAGGTTGCGACGCCCGCGCTGTCGTCGAGCGCCGCTTGCACATAGAGCGCCTTCAGCCGCTCGGAGGCGTTCGGGAGCGCCTTCTTTGCCGCGATAACGCGGTCGGAGAACGCCGCCGCCTTTTCCGCGCGCCGCTCGCGCTGGTTGTCCTCATCGCGCTTGCGGAGCCGCTCGGTTTCGGCCTCCGCGTTCTTGAGGCGCGTTTCGAGCGCCGCGAACTCGGCCGTGGCCGTCTGTGGGGTTGTCATGGGCCGTTGCTCCTCTGCCCGTACGGGCGGTACCGTGCGCGCCCCGCCCGTCGCGGGGATGCCATCGTTGCCCTCCATGCCAAGCATGGCGCGGAGGGCGTCCATAAATGAAACCCGTGCCATATTCGCGGGCGGCGCAACCGGGATACATTGCGCCCCGTGCGCCGCCGCGACATCGTGGACCTTCTGGATGAACTCATCGTGGTTGAGCGCCATGTTGCCGCTTGCGCCCGCGCCGTCGGTAGGCGGCGCGCATTGCGCGCCATGCGCAACCGTCATGTCATGGACGGCTTGCACGCCGCGCGGGGCGGCAAAGGCCGCTTTCATTTCGGCATCGGCAACGCGCGGGTTGGGCACGAACGTATTCCCTATCACGCGCTTTGTCTCCCTGTCGAACTCGAGCGACACGCTGAGAGGCTTGTCCGGGTGCTTGGTGCGCATAAAGAGGTCGAACCAAGCGGGGATGGTTACTTCGCCGTAGAGGGTCTCGCCGTCATCACCGAACTCCAGTTTGTCCAGCGTGCCGAGGTGGCCGTCGAAGTATGTCGGTTGCCGAGCGGTGCTAATGTGCTGGATGCGATTCGGTACGGGGTCGAAGTCTAGCGCCGCCATAAGGAGGTGCTCCGGTTGCGCAAAGAAGTTCTTGTCCGGGTAGTCGCCCGCCGCAAAGACCTTGCCGCGCCGCCGTATCATCGGCTCATCTTGGGCCGCGAAGGTGACGTCGCCGACGGGAGCCCAGTCCCCCATGCTGAAGGTTGCCGCCGACACCGAATGTCCGCTAAGGGGCGTGGCCTCGACGGACATTGTGCCCTTCCAAGCATCAGGAATACTCCAGCCGTGCGCGCTTGCCTTCCCCTTGATGCAAGCAATGACGGCGCTACTGTTCTTTGCCTTTCCGATAAGGTGCGCGGCACTATCGACATCTCCCTGATCCTCGATGGGGAAGGTGCGACCGGGTCCACAGAAGATGGAGGCGTCCATCCCCTGACGCTCTTTCGGGGTTGCGTTTGCTGCCTTACCCATACCCGTTGCCTCCTTACGGCGCGCGGCGCACAATGTACACAATCAAGCCGATGACACAGACAATAGTGTCGAACGCAAGACAGATAATCTCCGGTACTGTCATCTCTTCCTCCCTAGTTGCCCTGTAGCGGGTGATGCTGATGCACCGCCGCCATGGCCGCATAAACGGCGTCGATAACCGCTTGCGTCGGCGCGGTACGTTGGCCGTGCGTCTTTCCATAGAGCACGCCGCCGACCTGTACATGCTTGCCCGCGTCGATAATCGCCTGAATCTGTGCTTGGGTCGGGTTAGCCACGATTGCCTCCCATCAGGTTGGTTGCCGGAACGCGAACGGTCGGTTGCGGGCTTGCGGGCGGGGCGGGCTGCCCCGGTGCCGTGCCGGTGTCGGTGACGGTTTCGCTGGCACCCGGAGGGAGCAAGGCGGCGTTCCAGCGCTCCGTGAGGGCTTTGAGCTCCTCGGCGGCGGCGGGCGGCATCCCCGCTTCGGCAAAGACCTGTTCCCACATACTGGGCAAAATCACGTTCGCATGGGCAAGGGACGCGATTGCCGCCCACATCTGCGCCTTGTCCGGCTCCGCAACTTCACCGAGAGATGCCGAAGGGACAAGGTCGAGGTTATCATCTCCCCAGTTCATGCTGACGATGGGAGCAAAGATGTCGCGTTCTATCATAGAGCAGACGGCCTGTTTCGCCTGCTTGACAAGCAAGAGCAGTACGTCCTGATGGACTTGCGCGGCGGCGCGGCTATCGTGCTTGCCCTCGCCGGTTGCCAGCGTCTGACCGAGGATAGCGCGCGCAATGCTATCATTGAGGAACGTGAAAGCGCTATCGAAGGCTTGTCCGGCGGCGCTCGCGGCATGGACAACATCGACCTTCGCGCCGAACGGGAAAGCGCCGACGCCCGCGTTACGGAGTTGCGCCAGTTTTGTCGCCATGTCGGTAGCGGGGTCGAAGCCAATAGGGAGGCCGTCGGTGCCCAGCATCTCATTGCCGTTACTGTCCACCATATAGGTGGCGGCGGCAACATCGGGCAAGAAACCGATATACGACGGCACAATGAAGTTGGCAAGGAACTTCATGTACTCCGCCCAGAGTTGCATTTTGAAGTTCCAGGCGGTGTAGGCGGGGCGCAACATGCTGCTGCCGCGCGGGTCCCCATCCTTCGGGCGCCAACTCAGGACGGCAAACTTTTCGCGCGGCAAGAAGTTCGCCAATTGGTTCGGCTCGGTGATAATGACGCCGGTTTGCACCGGATAGGGCATACCGGGCACCAGCGCAAGGAAACCTTGCAGATTGTTATAGACATCGACAACGAAAGAGACCAGCCGCCGCTTCTTCGGCTTGATTGCGACCGGGACAAGCCGCCCCTTATCCGCGCCGCGCCCATTGCCGTAAATGACCTCGGCGATTTTGTTCCCGAGGGCAAGGGCATCGCACATATTCCACAGCACATCGTCGAGTGCGCCGTTTGTGCGCGTATTCGCGGCAAGGTTACGCAAGGCACGGCGGCAGCAATCGGTGATGTCGTTTGCCACTTGGACGCGGTTATCGTTGTCAGCAAGCGGCGGGGCGGTGGTCTCGACAGGCTCACTGAGGATAGCGGCCTTGACGGTTGTGACAGCGGCGGCAACAGCGTCGTCGTACTGCATCCTCTCATAGAGGTCATCGCCGAAGTCGGCCGTGATGTCGTCGACATTATAACTGAGGGCACGGAGCCAGTTATACAAGTAGACATCGCGTTGCGCGCTGACATACTCGCGCCCGGCAACCGCGCCGATGCGATAGCGTTGCCCGGCTGTCGGCGCTTGCCCGGACGTGACGCTACCGGGCGTGCCGCCGACGACAACCTCTTCGCCAACAACTTGATTGAGCGGCTGTACCGGGGCTGTCGTACTAGACATGAAAGACTCCATTTGTTACGCAATGGAAGTGTTTACCTCGGCTCGAGGGGTATGTTTTCATGAAATCGTGTTAGTTCGTGTTACATTGTAGCCGAGCATCGACGCGGGTTAGCGAGCCTTGAAAACGGCGCGGGGCTTACCGACGGCGCTACGCTGGATAGAGCGCGGCTTGATGTCCTTATAAGCAACGGCATAACGGACCATGTCCATGCCGTGGTCATCGCCGGGCGCGGGCACTTCCTTGATAGGCTTGCCCGCCACATTCTTCGGCCACACATAGCCGGGGATCTCCTGCACCGACCAGAGCGGCTTATGATCCTCGATTAGCACAGGGTCGGTAGCGCGCGGCGCGCCCTCCCACCAAAAGAGGCGCTGCTCCTTGAGACGGGTCTGGACAGCACCGACACCGGGCGCAATAGCATTGATAGCCTTGACAGCAGGCAGACCAGCGTTACGGTACTGCTGGATATAGTCCGGCTCGCTCGGGTCGCACTGAATAGTCTGGAGGCGATAATGCTTATTGAGGGCTTGCACCTCTTTGACCCAATAGGTATCGACGGTTTTGCCGGTCATGTAAATCTCATGGATGCAATAGAGGGCACCATCACCGCTCACACCGAAGACCCCAAAGACGCCGGGGTTTGTGAAGCCCCAGTCCTGCGCGCCATAGTGCTCGGTCAAAGCGGGAAGGGTACGAACGACGTGGATACGCTCGTCGAAGTCCTCGTAGACAACACCCTCGGCGGCAGCCCAAATCCCGAGATAGAGCCGCTGATAGCGAACGCCAGTAAGACGGCGCAACTTATCGAGATAGGCCTCGGTGACAGTAGGATTATCGGTATGTCTTGAATGCAACATAAGTGTCTGATTGCGATCGCAGCGCCGTTTGAGCCAATGCGTCGGCTCCTGCGGATTGCAGTCCATAATCAGTTGCTGATAAGGAACCACACCATTACGCAACCGAGTCGTAAGGTCCTCGATATTTTCCTCAGTGACCTCGGTTGCCTCCTGCACATAAGCAGTGTCATATTGCGTGGACATAATCTTTTCGCTATCGTCGAGCCCACCCACCACAATGACAGACCCATTCGGATAGCGATAATGAGCAGGCTCCTCCTTATTGCCGCCAAAAAACGTGACCCCATCAAACGGCTTAAGGACTTCCGTACGATAGGTAACAAGAGCGGCAGCACTAAGGGCGGTATTGGTTTTGCGCGTAAAGAGGTGCCGACTATCCGGGTACTTGGTTGCAATAGCATGAATCTTCTCGAGACAGGCACGGGACTTCCCAGTACCAGCCGGGCCAGACATAAGCACTTCCGGCACACGATACCAAAAGAGGTCACTCGCCGCCCCATAGTGCGTATAGACATGAACATTAGGTGTGACACCGGCAGGAGCCGTCGCTGGATAGGCGATCGTCATTTCGCTCAGCCCCAGTCCTATTCTGACGCCATGGCATTGCCCTGTATGGATAGCGCGGCGCGCATGGACAACGACCGTGGGGTGTAATCCGTCGTATGGGCGTGCAAGGTGCGATCCTGTACGCCGCGCTCCGCGCCAGTAGCATAACATACCATCGCGCCGCCCCTGTACAGCCTGTCGAAATAAATCGAGTCGGACACTATCTGGGTTGGTGTTTACTCTGGCGCGCCGTCCCGCCCATACTTTACGCAACATGCCTGCAAAAGCGAGGTAAACACTTTGTACCCGTAACAGACGGCTATCAGGTTCACGGTCCGGGCGGTACGGTGGTTGCTTGTGCCGTATACGGTCTACGGTGTGCGTGAGTCAATGCAACGCGGGGCGCGGTATTGGCGACGATGCGTGGGAGTGAATGCGAGGGGTGACAAGAAATGCGCCACAAGACCCGCCCACCGCCATGGGCCCCACCACCAACGGGCCGAGGGGGTGGGGCACCGCCCGCGCCGCCGCCATGCACGTACGGCGTGTACACGGGCAAGGGTAGCCGGGCGCACGGGGCGCAGCAAGGGCACGCAACGAGCCGGGGCAAGGCGGCACGGGGCGGCGCTTGCCTTGGGGCGGGGCGGCTACATGCGCACAAGGGCCAGGCCCGACGCAGTGGCGGTGCGGCAAGCGTGCGGCGCGGGGTAGGCGGCGCGGTGCCGAGGCACGGGGTAGGCGGGCAGGAGCCGAGCACGGGGCAAGGGCACGAGCGGTGCGGTACGCCCCGACTACAGGCGCGCGGCTAGGCTTGCCCGACTTGCGGCACGCACAGGCTACAGCAAGGGCACTGAGCGCCCCGGTACGCCGCCCGTAGCCGGGGCACGCACATACGGGCGGGTGCGGTGCGGGCTGTAGGCTAGCATCCGGCCGGAACAGGCGGGCACATAAAAGCGCCCCGGCATGTGTAGCCGGGGCGCTTGTGCGGTGCGGTGCTAGGGAGCGTAGGCGCGGGCTTCGGCCTTGTCCATGAGGATGTCATTGACACGGTTATAGTGCTGGCGGGTCAGGCGCTTGCAATAGCGAGAGCGACTTTCAGCCATGCGGAGCGTGGCGTGGAAGGTATAGCCCCACGTATGCATAGGGCGGGCGCTGGCGCGGCGCTCAGGGTCGGCGGCATAGAAGGCGCGGCTATTGAGGCGGCGCGGGCGGCGCAAGCCGCCGATGAGCACGCGGGGCGTCGTCCACTCGCTGATCGCAAGTTTGTAGCCGTACGGCGTGCGCACCGTCAGCCACTCCGGCCCTCCCGCCGCCTGGAGCGTGCCGTGCGCCGTCACGATGCCCGTGTATGCGCCGCCGCCGTACTCGCGCGGTACAAGGACGCGGACGGGTGTGCCGGTCGTGAAGGTCGTTGCTGTCGTCGTCATCGCGGTTCTCCTTCTTTCTGGTCGCCTCAGCGCCACTCAGTCTCAGTCCAGCCTAGCGGGTCGTCCGCGAGCCGAGCGCCTTGTCCAGCGCCGCGTTCGCCGTCATGTACGCCTGTACCGCAGCCTTG